TAATGACGTTGATGCCGCCGCCTCCGGACGGTGCGTCGCCGCGGTTGATGGACCGAAGCGCTCCGCTTCCGCCGATCGCCGCCATCCCGCGCCTTGAGAGGACGCCTTCCCCGGTCTGCGCGATGATCGGAACTTCGTCCGGGGCGAGCCCTGCGTGCGCGTAGATCATTCCGCCTTCGTGAAATTTAAAAATGCCGCCCAAGAATCCGCCGATCGCGGTTCCTATTGGGCCAAAGAAAGAACCGAGCCCGGCGCCAAGGAGTCCACCGAGCCCGGTTCCGGAGTTGGTACCTGCCCCGCCCAGGAGGGAGCTGAACAGGTTTTTCCCAACGGTCGACACAAAATCTTTTAGGATGCTTCGGCCCATGCTCGCGAATAACGATTTCATGGAGTTGCTGAAACTTTCACCCTCAAATAAAACCTTATCGAACGCGTCCGCGAATCCGTCTGAAAACGAGTAGGCCGTGTCAAGGAGCCGCGTCTTCGTGTCCTGCATGACCGTGTCCAGGTCCTTTTTCGCGTTCTTCCACGTGGTCATGACGTTCTTGATCCAGGACGTTGCTCCGTTCGCCGCGTTCTGGAATGTTTTAGCAAATGCTCCGGTCCCGGCGTTTGCTTGCTGCATGTTCATCTTGAATGCCGAGATCCCGCGGTTCAGGCTGTCGAGCGCGCTCTGGATCATCCCGGAGGTCCCGGCCATCGCGGGATGCACCTTCGAGAGCCAGAGCAGGCCTTCCATCACCTTTTTAATGCCTTCGAGCATTTTCACGACCCACCAGTTAAAGGCGTAATCGATGGCGTTTAAAACTTTCATGAACGCGTCCTGGTGCTCGATCCAGGCGTATGTCAGCCCGGCGATCGCGGCAATGATCAAGGTGACCGGGTTCAGCATCTTTGCGAGCAGGCTCACCGCCTTTCCGACGAATATCGTGATCGCTCCGGAGACGAGAAGGATCTGTCCTACCAAAAGGGACCAGTGCGCGATGCTTTGCATGATGGCGGGATCAATCGACCGGAGGACGTTTACGATCCTGGCGAGGTTGTCGTTCAGCTCCCGGATAGCCGGCATGGCGGCCTGGGCGATCGTCTGCGATAAAGACAGGAACGCATTATCCATGCGGATCATCTCGTTCCTGGCCTCAAAAGAATACTTCTCCATCGCCTTTGTCGCGGCGAGGAATGGAGCGGTCATGGTCGCGCCGACCGCGGTCATTCTCATCCCGGTCCGCGCCATCGCGGCGCCGGCCTGGTCAACGGATCTTGCGAAGTTTTGGAAGTCTTTTCCAGCCGTGGAGAGTTTCTTGGAGAATTCGTCTTTTAACCGGAGGATAATATTTGCGACCTGGTCATTCTGCGCCATGCTTCTTTTCCTCTTTCAATTTCTCCGCGTAGTTCTCGATGATCGCCATCGACTGCGTGAACATCAGCGGTTGATCGAGCCACCCCCCGGCGTTCGGGAGGAACCCTTGCTTATACGCGAAAAACATTTCAAGCATTGCCGCGGAACGACCGTCTACGGTCCGCAGAGGACACCGCCTTAAAACGTTTCCTTCGATCTCGTACTCGTTCGCGGCGTCTTCCGTGCAGCCCCTAAAGTCCCGGAGCTGCTTGTTACACGCTCGGCAGTCCAGGCCGTTTGCCTGGGCCCAGACTGCCAAGATCAGTTTTTTTTTGCGTCCTCTGTGACGAAATTGATCGCCATGATCCGCTCGAACAGTTCCATGACCACTTCAAACGGGAGCGCGTCCAGGATCTCTGGAGTGATCCCGGCGTAGTCTTTCCCGCCGAGGTTCTTGATGCCTTTCACGCCGACCGTCAAAATGTCCAGGATCTTGTCCTGGAATTTCGACATATCAAACTGCCCGTGGGCGTCCATCGATCCGCCGAAAACCTTCAGTTTCTCCCGGGTCGTAAAAATCCCGAGCGTGAAGACCGTCTTCGGTTCCCCGGTGTCATACTTGCTTTGGAATGTTTCTGTCTCTTTCGCGTCAATGCCTAGCATTCTTGCCTCCTGTCCCTTGTGTTGATGATTACTCGAACTTCAGAACGAGCTCGTCTCCGCCGGCGTTTGACGCCAATCGGAACGCGAGGTCCTCGGTCCGGATCCCGTTCCGTTCCCCGGCTCCGACTTTCTCGAGCACGAGCTTCGGAGCGGTCACGGTCAGTTTGTTGCCGGCTGCGCTTCCCAAAACGAGACTTAGGGCGCGCTCGGTCGCGGCTTGCCAATCCCCGACGAAGTCATAGGTGGCCTTTAGCACCGCTTCCGGGTTGATCGTGCCGGCGGGTTTTCTGCCGGTGATCAAAAATCCTTTGAGGCCGGTCGCGCTGTTCAGGTCGTCTTGCTTCACGACTTCGTTCGCCATATCGATCTTCACGGCCTGGGCGATCAGCGTCGCTACGCTGTTGAGCGTCAGGGTCGAGTTTTCTACGATCGGCGGCGTGGTTGTTTCGTAGGTCGGCGCCGACGGATCCGTTTCGTCCGTGATCTCGTCGATCAGACCCTGGAGCTTGATCTCAGCGGTCGCGATCTTGCCGGCTTCAAAGTCAAAGGACACGGTCCCGCGGCATCCGGTGACCTTGTGCAGTTTGCAGTTCCCGGAATCCTGGAGCTCGTAAAGATAAGCGGTTGCGGAGAGGAACGTGCTGTCGCACGGCGTGTACGTCACGCTGGATCCTGCCGCAGCGGTCTCCGTAAGACCGCATGCGACGAGGGCGTCACCGATCCTGCCGGCAGTGCCTTTCGTCCCGGATCCTTTGATCTCGACCTGGAAGGATAACTCGGCCCACCGCTGGCCCATGATCGGCGCGGAGTTCGAGAGCGTGCTCCGGACAAGGTCCCGCTCGAGCAGGTCCCCGTTGTATTCGATCTTGATATTTTTTGCCTCGATGGCGTTTTCGGAGACCGTCGGCACCGAATCGGTACCGTACACTGATTCCCGTTTCACGAGGAGGATCTTGTTTTTGTTTAGAAACATGGCCGTTTCTCCTTTTCCTTTTTAGGTTCTTGCGACTGATGCCTGTCTGAAAAACAATTCGACGGTTAAAACGACGCTCCGGACCGGGTACTCTGCGTACTCGAACCGTTCGCTTTGAATATAGGCGTGGATCGCGCTCCCTCCGACCGTTCGGTCGGCTGAGATGGCTTTCTTCACGTCGAGCATTAAATCTATGATTCCTTTGTTGGTCGCGTCGCCGACGATCTGTTTCTCCGGGTCCAGGCATTCGATAAACCCGACCACTTGAACGCGGAAGCGAAGGTCCTGGCGGCCGTAGACGTCGTCCGCTTCGAGGAGCTCCTGGGGTTCAATGACGATGAAGGGAAAACTGGGGACCGCTTTCCGGACCCCGAGAAAAATGTTTTTCACGTACGCGGCGAGCGTCGCGTCGTTCGTGAGCTGCGTCTTTAATGCGTTTAGGACCGTTGTCTCTTGTGCCATTAACTCGCCCCTAGTTCTTTCGATACGGCCCGGAGCACCATTCCCGGGATCTCGCCCTGCGTTTCTTCCAGCGTTCGCGATAAATAACGGCGCGCTGGCATCGTTACACTTTTAACTAAAACGAATAGTGGGCTCAATTTATTTTTCCCGCCGGATTGCTTTCCGTAGATGATGTTCTTGATAATGACGCCCGTGTCGTAGCCCGGGATCTCACCGTCGAAAAGTTTTCTGGCGGTAAATCCGCCGCGGAGGTCCCCGCCTTTCGTCTTCGCTTCTCCGATCGGGATCGTGAGATTCTTTCTTCCTCCGGTCGGGCGGATCGTGCCGCCGGTCTCGTGGATGCCGGCATAAGGGACGCGCTCCCCACCGCGCGCCCCAGAGCCGATCTCCGCGGTCACCTGGTCCCCGGTCACCCTGGCAATGGATCCTATGGAGTTTATGAGACGGCTGGACCGGACGTTTAAGATCGGTCCTGAAACGTTCTCTTTCAGTTTCCCTTCCACCATCGCGCCGGCTTGCTGGAAAGCGCGGAACATAACCTCGCCGACCCTTGACGCGGTTTGCGTGGACAGCATCCGCTCGATGCGTTTCCTGTCCTTCGCGTCAATGTAAAACTCAATCGCCATAGGGAGTGTTCCTGTACCTCGCGAGCACTTCTTTCGCTCTTTTTTCGAGGGCGCTGATCTTCCCGCCGATCTCATCGTCCGCGACGGCATTGATCCGCGTTTTAACGCGCATGTACTCGGCGATGGACATGTCGATGATCGCTTTCTTGAAGTCCTCCGGGACGGCGGCGTAGCCGGCCTGGTACTGAACGCGGACGTTCCCGGTCCCCTTTGTAAACTTGAGGGAACTGTCGAGCTTCAGGATCCCGTTCGCCGTGAAGGTGTAATCGGCGGCATCCAGGAGCGTATCGGCGCTGAAGGCCCTGTCCAGGTCGTCATAAACCGCCAGAACGGCCGTTACGGGCGTCTCTTTGAGGACCAGGCGCCCAGACTCCCCATCCCCGTCGAAGTCCTCCGTATAGGTCGAAATTGTGCTGATATTGCGGTCTACCTGGCTTAATGCGTCGGCCTCGGCGCATGCGATGATCCGGTCCAGGAGCGTGTCGTCTGTGGTGGTCCCGGAAGGGATCCCGAGGAAAAGTTTTACGTCTGTTTTTGTAACGGTTGACATGGCGCGTGCCTCCTTAAAATGTCGTGTAGTCTTTTTGCTGATCTATCCCATGTGAATTTCTCGAGGATCCGCCGGCTGGCCGCGCGCCCTCTGCGGAGCGCTTCCGGGTATTCCCTCATGACTTTGAACATCTGTTCGATCGTGGATTTTCCGCTCGGTTCGTAGCCGCGCGTTTTCAGTTTGTAATCGCGGAGGTCGAGCTCTTTCGTCCCGTGCTGGACGACGTAGCCGACCTGTTCGTCGAAGAAGTCCGCGGTCCCGGTGTTCTTTGTCGCGACGCACGGTGCGCCGGTGGCCATCGCTTCGCAAAGCGTAAGACCCCACCCCTCCCCAAAACTCGGAAGCACGAAACAATGCGCGGAGTTGTAAAGCGCGATCAGTTCCTCGATCGGGAGTTTGCGGGTATCAAAAACGATATTCTTCTTTTTTCCGTACCGGATCACCCGGTCCGCGAGCTGCGGCCGCGGGAGCCGGCGAAGCATTCTCCAGAACGGGACGATTTTTCCGCGGTCCTTGATGATGTCCATGCGCTTGTTCCAGAGGTTCCGGAAAAACTGCCACCAGTTGATCTTTGGGACCGTGGTCTTGATGTAGATCTCGACGTTATCGAGTTGCTCGAGGATCTGGACCGCCTGCAGGATCACCGGGTATCCTTTTCGCGGATTTGGAGCGCCGACCCAGAGGAAACGAAAGGGGACAGATGGCTTTCGCTCGTGGTAACGATAAACCTCCGGATCGACGCCCTCCCAGCAAACTTCGATCGGTTTTTTCGTGTATCTTGAAAACACGTCTTTGCAGAACCGGCACGGCACCAGGATCAGGTCCGCTTTGTTGATGCCCTGGACGTAGGTCTCCGGAAGATCGAGGAATTCCCACATCGAAAAAAGCACGTTGAATTTTCCGGGGACCGGGAAGAACTGGTCCGCCGGCGTGATCGTGATCGCAATGTCGGCGGTCTCGTCCAGGTCCACGTATTTTTCGATATGCTTCAGCATCTGCGAGTTGTGGATGTTGTAGCCGAGCGCGTTCGCGACATGGCCGTGAGGTTTCGTGACCCAGTGGAGTTTCATTTTCTCTTTTGTCTTCATTTTGTGATCACCCCCGGGAGCTCCACCATCGCAAACCGGCAGCAGGTGTGCACGGTCCCCGGCTCCCCGCGCCGGCGTTTCCCGCATTTCGTGCACGTAAAAACGGAGTATTTCCGGATCATCTTTGAGTGGAGTGCTGCGCTATTGATCCGTGGCAAAAAATTTTTCATGATCTCACCTCGTCTTCCTGGAAATCAATGTCAGGCGCGATCTCGGGCCTGTAGACGGTATGGTTTTTCGCGATCGTGAAGGTCTCGTCCGGATACTTCCAGTCCGGGTCCCTGTCGCATTCGTAAAGAGCGACGGGCCTCGGGTTGAGCTCATTCTTGGGCCAAAAGTCAGAGCCGAGTTTGTACCTGGCCAGGACCTTGATGTTTTTAAAGCCGGCGAACTTCAAGAGCAGTAGCATGTCCGCTTCCGTAAATTTCCAGATGTAACCTTCCCACCAGATCCCGGAGGCCGGCCACGTGTCCGCGACAAGATAAAACTTCTCTTTCGCGGCGTGGTGCATTTGCTTCAAAAGACGGAGAGGATCTTCAACGTGGCAGACGACGTCTCCCGCGAAAACGACGTCGAAGGATTTCTCCGGGAGATCTTTGATCGAGTAGGCGTTCCGGTGCAGGAACTTTACTCCGGACCCGATCGCTTTGTGGATGTACCGCCTGGCGGTCCGGTCGTCCATGTCGAGGCCCGTGACAATGGCTCCCCGCCTCTCGAAATGGTAAGAGTAGAATCCGTCCCGGCATGCGACGTCCAGAAGCGTCTTGCCTTTTACGTCAAATTTGAAGTGCTCGAGCGTCGGGTTAAGGTCCCACTGCCCGGTGATGTTGATCCCTTTCTCCGGGATCCGGAAGGTGTGATAAAACTCGATCTTCATTGCTTCACCACCTTCGTCTTGTCCTTGTCACAGCCCGGGCAAGCGTACCGCTTTTCGCAAAGGGTCGAGGTCTCGTTCAGTTTGAACACGGGATCGAAAATGTTCCCGACCGTTTTGATGCCGAGGTGCTTGTCAAGGATGCAGCGGAACGCGTCCCCGTTCGGCTGGACGTTCAGGTGATACTGGCCGCCGTCACAGAGGTGCTTCTCTCCCGGCGCTGCGTCCGGGATCCGGTCCGGGGAGGTATAGGTCTTCAGGATCTCTTTTTGCTCGTCCGTGTATTCGACCGCTGTTTTCGTGGCGAAAGGATCAACGTGGAATGTGATCCCGAGCCCGTCAAAATGTTTTTTGAGCGCGGGGATCATCGCCACCTGGTCCGGATGCGCGACAAAGTTCACGGAGATCGGAATGCCGGCAGTCCGGAGCCTCAAGGCCTTAAACGAGAACGCGTCAACGTCCACGCCCTGGGACGGATGAAACGAGAGCGTCATGTGGAAGATCTGCGTGTAGATCCGCGGATCCTTCAAAAATGCCATGACGTCAAAGGCGAGGTTCGTCGTGATCGCGATCCTGATCGATGGCTTCAGGAGCAGCAATAAATCCATGAAGTCCGGCATGATGAATGGCTCGCCGCCCGTAAAGTCTACGATCTTCGGTTCAAGGCGGTTCAGCGCGTCCGCCCATTCTTTTGCGGTCCGGAACTTCTCGGCCTTGAATTTTTCGTCATTGCGTTCCCAACAGTACGGGCACTTGTAATTGCACGCGTACGTCAAAAATAAAACGATGCTTCTTAACATGGTCTGTCCCCCACGCAAAAAACCGCTTTGCCTTTCGTGAATTGTTTGAGCTCGCAGGTTACGATCCGGAACCCTGCACGCGTTACGAGCGCCGCGGCGTCCGCTTCGGAATAATGCCGGTAATGAAAAGGAGAAAGGGCGAGGTCCACGCTCTCGTGCGGGACCGAGATAATAAAAAGACGTTTTGTGATTGATTTTATGAGGGCAAGAAACGGCTCCGGGTCCTGGAGGTGCTCGATCACCTCAAACGCGACGGAGACGTCCACGAGCGGTTCAACGGGCGCCAGACGTTCAATGCTCGCGCGCTCGAAGCGCACGTTCTCCGCTCCGAAGTTCTCTTGCGCGAATTCGATCGTTTCCGCGCTGTCGTCGACGCCGATCACGCTCCCGGCTTTCTCCGCTATGAGGCGCGTTCCGTAGCCGATCCCGCATCCGAAATCGATCACCGTTTCTCCGGGTTTGACCAGGTCCGCGGCTTGCTGATAGCGCCAAACGTGCCAGAAATCGATCTCCGCGACGTTCGTCGCCACTTGACGTTCCCCGCTCATGAGCGAGCGGTCGAGGGCCTCCCGGCTTACGATCTCTTTCATAGCGAGTACCTCGCGAACGGGAGCAGCGTTTCGTCCTGGCCGCCGGCGTTTACGATCGTATGCCCGAGTTTCTCGGAAGCGTACTTGATGTGCTGCAGGCTTTCCGCGATGAATTCTTTTCCGAACTTCATGGGATCCGGCGTTCCTTTCCCGTAGCAGTAGTCTTTTGCCGGGTCCCCTGTGTAGGTCTGGTCCGCGCCGGCGATCGCCACGAACACCTGGTCCGGTCCGCGGAAGTGCTCGTTCAGGAGATGGCAGAGCGCGTTTAAGAGCATGGTCCCGCCTCTGCGGTTCGTGTAAAAAAACGGGACATCGTTCCAGCGCGTAACCTCGATCCACTTCTGCCGCTGCTGGTCGGTCGGTTTAATGCTGGTAGGGATCATGGCGTAGTCTTCGGCGTGCATCCACACGCGGAGGTTGTCCGGGTCAATGGCCCAGGCGTTATTCATGGCGTACAGGGAGAATCCGTTCTGGAGGAACTTCGGGCCGTTCTTGGCGTACCAGTCCTTGACGTAGCCGGCGGAGCCTAAAAGCAGGATTTTCTTTATCATCATGTCCCCTTTTTTAAAAAGACAAAGGGGCGGGCGAGATCATCACCCGCCCCAATTGTCTGTAAAACGCGCTTGGTTACTGCGCAGCAGTAACTAAACGGCAGAACGCTGACGCTCTCGCCATCGCAAGACCCCAACGAGTGATCATGCGGAAAACGAGCTGATCCGACGCGAAGTTCGTGTACGGATCCACGTCGATCGTCATGGCGCCTTTTCGGCGTCCGACGTAGAAATACTTCCAGTTCCCGAACGCGGCGAAGGCCGTGCTGACGGCGGAAGCGGCTTCAGCGGGAGCTTTCACGCTCTCGATGATGTCGCGGTTCCACAGCGCGGCAGGGCGAACTCCGGACGGCTCACGGTAGATGTACCGTTGCTGGCTGTCCTTCAACGTGTCCGCGTAATACTGGACGTCCTTCCCGTAGACAAACGCACCAACGGCGGCGTCGGCAGCGGAAAGTTTGCGGATCATGCTGCGGAAGTGATCCGCGGTCACGGACGAGAAGTTCACAAGCCCGGAGCCCATCACGACGCTGAAACCGCAAGCGGCGGAGAGAACACCGGAGCAGGGATTCCCGGTCCCGTTCAAGGCCTGGTTGTCAAGCTCGAGGCCTTGCGCGTACTGCATCTGATCGTTCAAGAGCGAAACGACGTCGACGTCAGAATCGTCGAGAAGTTCCTGCGCGACGGGGTTCGTCAAGCAGAACAGTTTCTTCGCTTCGAGGCTGACCTGCCCGAAAGACGGATCGGACTTGGTCGGGGCGTTTTTCTCCGCGACCCAGTACGGCGTCACGATCGAGGCTTCCGTGGGAAGGAGCATTTTGTCCTTGCTCATCGGAAGAACGGTCGCGTTCTGCAGGAGGAACGACACGTCACGCGCGAGCATGACGAGATCGGCCTGGAATTCATCCGGGACAAGATATCCGCCCAGGGAATCCGATTGACCGGCGAGACCGGTTTTTTCCTGCATGTCTTGCAGTTCCATGCGTGACTTCACATCGCCACGCATCGCCTTGATGAAGGTGATGCACCACTTTTTGTAGTTGTGCATCTTTTCTTCATTGGCAAAAGCCGGGAACAGTTGCTCGCGCCCCTTGATTTTCAGGAGCGTACCGATCCCTTGTTTCTCGAGTTTGTAGCCCTTGAACTCTTTTTCGATCTTCAAGTTCAAGTTCGGCGCACCGGCCGCGGGGAGCTTCTCGAGCTTCTCCACGCGTTCGGAGATCGTCTTCACTTCATCGGCGACCTTGCCGACCTGCTCGGTCACGAGGGTTTTTACGCCCGCGATCCCTTCGTCGATCTGCTTCTTCAACGCTTCCATGATTTACTCCTTTTTGAAATGCCGATTGACGCTTTCCCCGAAAAAGGATTTCAGGTCCTGCCCATCAGGAGACGCATCAGGCCTTCCGGCCGCGTCCCCGAGCACTTCCTCGAAGTATCCTTCTTCGCCATCATCCGTTTTCCCGGCGTTTTTTTTGTTTTTTGTGACACTGGTGACGACCGCTTCCGCGATCTTTGAAATAAAAGCATCGTTTTTGAGAAGCGCGGCCGCCATCTTTTCGGCGAGCTCGTCCGTCTTTTCCGTGGTTGGATTCGGATCCGTGGTCCCTGCCGTGTATTCTGCCTCGGCCGGCTTCGGGTCCTCTTTCGCCGGCTCTTTCGGCGGATCCTGGGGTTCCTTCGGATCTTCCGCTGGTTTGTCGAAGGTCTTGATGGCCATCTCGACCAGTTCTTTTTCGACGTGGTCCGTGCTCGCGAGCCGGGCGCTTAACGCTTCCCGGTTCGAGGGGACCAGCACCTGGGAGATCTCGACGAGCTCAACGTCGCGGTAAACGCGCCAGATCCCGTCTTCCCCGGATTTGTCTTCCCACTTGTGCGCCATGAACCCGATCGAGTACGCGGCGATCCCGTTCTGCGCGAGTTTGAACGCCCAGTCCGCTTCGGCGTTCCCCTGCCCGACGAAGTATTTAAACTTCGCGATGACGCTCTTTTCTCCGACCTTGACGTCTTCCGCCATGCCGATCTGCTTCATGAGGTCGTCGTGCCGGTGGCTGGACAAAAGCACGGGATGCTGGAGATATTGCGCGACCCGTTTCCCGATCGCGTCCGGGGTTACGATCTCCCCGTCCCGGTCCACGGCATCGGTTGAGACGACCGCGGTCACGGTGAATTCTTTTTCGTCGATCGCTTTGATCTCGGCGCGGAATACTTTCGCGATCTTCATCGGTTCCTGTTTCCCGTCTTTCGCTGTTTTTTTGGACATGGCAAAATCTCCTTATTCGTTTTTTTAGTCAAAAGTTGGGGCAATGGAACAGCGACAATTGCAGACCTCGCGGGGATCATCCCCGACGCCGGGAGCCTGCATGTTCGATGCCTTGAAAACGTCGTCGATCGGGACCACGCCCTCGTCCTGGTTCATCCGGTGATGCGCGCGGACGTGCTCGTCGTTTGCCGTGATCCATTTCTTTCCGGTCGCTCCGATCGATTTGTAATAAAGCAGGGAGCCGCCGTTCATGGCGCCGGTGACCTCGGTCCTCGCGATCAGTTTTGCGCGGGAATCAACGACGTTATAAAAAGCGCGAACCGAGTCCTTGATCCCTTCCGCGATCTGGTCCATCGTCTGCCCGGCCATGATGCCGTCCTTGACCGCGCCGTTGACGCGTTCGTTCAGTTGCCGGCGGATCGTCCGGTTGACGCGGGTAATCCTTGAGGTCATCCCGGAGAGCAGCACGTCTTGCGCGCTCCGGACCGCTTCGAGCTGGAGATCCTGTTTTGCGAGCGCGGACCCGTACTCGGCCCCGGCCTGGATCGCCTGCAAAAGATAAATGCTCGAGAGTTTTCTTAAGGCCGCGTCCTCCGCCGCCCAGTCCATTCCGAAGTCGATGTGCTTCGTTTCAAGATCAAGCGCCGGCGCTTTTCCGAGGCGGTCCATGATCCCGCGGAGCACTTTCCCGCGCTGCTGATAAAAATAAGCCTGCAGTTTCTTGTCAAACCTCGCCTCGATCGATTCATGGAGCCTGACGAATCCTTTCCAGAGCCGGGATGAGGTCTCGATGCCTTTGGCTGTCTTTTCTTCCGGGTCCTGGATCTGCGCGCCGGCCGTTGCCCGGCTGGTCGCGAGGTCCGCGGCGAGCGTAGGATCCGCCGGGAGCATTCCGAAACTTACCCACCACTGATCGCGCCACGGTTTCGGATCGAATCCGAGTTTCAGTTTTTCGTTGACCTCGTTTGCCGTGAAACCCATGTCAAAGAGCACCTTCGCGGACGTGACTTTTTCTTTGTAGTCTTCCTGGAAGGCCGGGACGTTTGAGGTATCAAATTCGCAGTAGATCTTCGGGTTGAACACCAGGACGATGTGTTTGTTGAACGCGTCCTCGAGTTTCCGGAGGATCGGTTCGATGCCGTAGATCCAGAATACTTTCATCTGGCCCATGAAGGTCGCGTAGTTCAGCGTGTCCGTGATGTTGAACAGGGCCTTCGGCGCGCGGAAAACGCCGAGGATCTCCTCGCGCGTGTAGTTCCGCTGTCCCTCGAGGTCCGAGTCTTTTGCCGAGGAGCTCACTTGCTTCGGCTGGATCCCGTTGTCCAGGATCAGAGCACGGAATGCTTTTGACGCGCCCCGGGTCGCTTTTGCGAGCCATTCCGACATTCGGTTTCGCTGTTGTTCAGTTAGCGGTTTGTCAGTCGTAAGCATGAACCCGGGCGTCGCGTCGTTCTCGAAAAATGATTTTGCGTACAAGAGCTGCGACCAGTCGATCTCGATGATCTTCTTCAGGACCTCGGTCGGCGCGATCCCGCGGAAGACCGAGTACGGGTTGAAGTCTTTTATAAAAATGACTTCCTCCGGAGAAAAGGTCTGCGCGTTATATTTCCAGCCGCTGATCTTGTTCCCGACCGTCACCTCGGTCATGTTCGTCGGGTTCACCGGCCAGAGTTCCGCCGGGAGGTTCCTGGTCCCGGCCGCTTGTCCGCGCGAGAGCGTCTTGATGATCGCGACCTCGCCGTAAAGCGCAATGTAGCCGGCGCACGCCTGCATGAATTCGTTCCGGGTCATTAGCGGGTTCGGATTGTCGAAAAGCCCGGCGAGATCTTTCGGATAAATTTCTTTTTCGGTTTCGTAGTCCTTGAAGATCAGCTCCGCCTGGGGCACGTTGTCGGCGATCGCTTTGACGGCCTTGTAAACGCTCACCACTTGCGCGTAGGGTTTTGACACGGCTTTTTCTGTGAGGGTCCCTTCGAGCGCGGTCTCCCAGAGTTTCTGCCAGGCGCTGGAGGTCTTCACTTCCTCTGGCGCTTCGATCTTCGTTTCGGTAGGGGTTTTTATTTGAGGCTTTTTTCTAGGAAAGAATTTGTCAAACCAGCCCATAGTTTCAACGCTCCCGTTTGCGTTACTCGCTCGCGATCCCTTGCCCGAACACGGCCGCGCGGATCGCCAGGCAGTTTGAAAAGAACGCGTCTCCGTGTCCTTCACGCGTCGTGATCGCATTCAGATCGTTGTCGACGCTTAAGATCTGCCGTTTCTGTCTATCGTCTTCTAAAAGAAAAATTCTTTTTTGCGTGACGAGTTTGTCAAACTCGGCAGCCATCGTAAATTTATTTTTCGCATTGAAGGAGACGCCCTGCATTTCCTCCGGAAGCTCCCCGGCCTCGTAGAATCCTTCAAACTCCGCGCGCGTGTTGTCGAAGTCGAGGCGCGCGACGCGGAAGAATTTAATGCATTCCCGGACGTACTCGAGCTGGTCGATGTAGTTCCAGCCGTCCATGAATTTACTGTGGACCTGGTAAAGGCGGATCCCGCGGACCGCGAAGATCGCCAGATGTGATGGATGCGTTTTCTTTCCGAGGTCCATGCCGCCGAAGGTCCACTCGGTTTTAAACTTCGGCTTCCGGTCTTGGTAGGGATCGTAGTTCTTGAGCCGGCGCTTCGTGATGGAGTCGAGCTCCTGGGTCGAGAAGTATCCGTCCGCGCTCCGGGTCGGAAGACACATAAACTCTTTGTTGAACGCTTTCTCTCCCATCGTTTCCCGGAAGTTGATGAGCGCGTCAAATCCCCAGTATTCCGGCCAGAGCACCCGTTTTTCTTTTTCGCTGATCAGGGCCGGGCACGCCGTGGAAAAAAATTCTTTCCTGCGCTCGAGCTCCGCGAACAGGTCCTCCTGGTCCTGCGGCGTCCCCATGAGATGGATCGCGCCGCCCTTCTTCGGCATCGGGATGATCTGCTGCAGGAAGGTCGTCGTGATCTTCTGGATCTGCTCGATGTCGAGTTTCACTTCCGGATCCCGGAGGATGTCGTCGCAAATGATAAAGCGGGGATGTTTGCCGCGCTTGAAGGTCTTGATGCCGGCCGGCTCGAAATAAAACTCTTTCCCGCCGCGGCGCCGGTAGTGGACGATCGAGTCCGCGTTCGAGAGTTTTATAAACTCGCGCTCAAAATGCGGGTTGACGTCGATGTAACGGTTGCATTTCTTGAGATGGTCCTGCGCGAGGTCGAGCGTAAACGAGAAGTAGATCCCGTCGTCGTACGGGTTCTCCTGCTTCCACATGAGCCACATGATCCAGGCGTAAAGCAGGATTGACTTGCCGTGGAAGCGCGCGGATTTCTTTGAGGTCTTTTCGTTCTGCTGCAGTTCGTAGCACCACCGGCGGAAGTGCTCGCCGTCGATGAACGTGCCCTCGATCGCGCGGATCGAGTCCGAGAAAATGAATTTAAAAAACGAGTAAAAATTATTTCGGGTCGCCTGGAGGAATAAGACTTTCTCGAATTTTGTCAATTCTTGCAAGCGCGGATCCGATACTCTCTCCCTCGGCATCTTTGGGAACCTCTGCCTTTGCGTTAAAGACGTTTGTGTTGTTAACGAGCGCGCGGCGGTCCGCCCACTTGTCCCCGGCCCGGTTCGTCAAAAAGAAAATGATCGCGGTCATGTTCCGGTCCTGGACGCATGCCTGGAAAAGAGCGTCTTCCACGAGCCCGATCCTGCTTGCGATCAAACGGTCCGCGAGCTCCGCGATCCTGGGCCACTTCTTCCGCCAGCGCCAGAAGGTCGACGGGACGATCCCGGCCTGCCGGCATGCCACGGAAAGCGCGGATCCGAAGCGGAGCTGCCGAAGCACGCACAGAAGTTCGCGTGTTTGCTTCTTAAGCCGGCGCCTGGGTTTCCTGGGCGCCTCCGCCTGGACCGGTTGCGGCTCCGGTGCCGGCGGCGCCTGCTGCGGCTGGACCGGCGGATTCTGGTCCGGGCCCGGCGTCGGCTGCTGTTGCTCCTGCATAAATCACCTCTGGATCTGTCTTGGTTTGCTCGCAGTACCGATGGATGATGACGTCGACGTACTTCGGATCGAGCTCCATGCCGTAGCACGTGCGTTTGTTTTTCTCGCACGCGATCAGCGTGGATCCGGAGCCCAGGAACAGGTCCAGGACGACGCCACCGACGATGCCGCTGTTCTTGATCGCGGTCCCCACGAGATCCACCGGCTTTTGTGTCGGATGCTTGTACTGGCTGTCCCGCTTAAATCTCCACACCGTGGATCCGCCCTTCTCGTCTTTCTCGATCATAGTCCTCACAAACCTCAAAAGTTCCTCGTCCGTTTTTTCTTCCGTCCATTCCGTGTACTGTTTCCGGTCCCCGAAAAAGTCCGGGGATCCTTTCTCTTTCGAGCAGTAAAAAATAGGCTCATGCTTCCACCGGTAATCCCCCCACCCCATCGACGCCACGAGCTTCACCCAGATGATCTGGTTCTTGACCCGCCACCCGTTCTGGTTCAGCGCGTCCTCGAACTCCCGGTGTGTGCGGGACGCATAGCAGCAGTACATGGCTGCATCGGTCTTTGAGAAGTCGCGATAGTTCTGAAATGCTTTTGACAAAAACTCCCGAAACTGTTCCGTCGGCTGGTTGTCGTTCTCGATCGTGTTCGAGGTCTCCTTGCCCCGGCCCGAATAATTCACGTTGTACGGCGGGTCCGTGAAAATCAGATCCGCTAAAATGTCGCCCCCCCCCATAAGGATTTTGACGTCGCGCGGATCTGTGGAGTCTCCGCACATGATCCGGTGCCGGCCGAGCGTGAACACTTGACCGCGTTTTGCGCGCGGCTCGCCGGCGATGAGGTCCGGTGCTTCGTCCTGGTCCGGAGATTCATCGAGCCCGAAGTTCCGCGTCAGTTCCTCGGTGGTAAATCCGCAGTCCACGAGAAAGCCGGCGTCAAAGTTCGCGAGCTGGTCCCAGTCCCAGTCTCCGGTATTCTTGTTCGAGCGGATGAGGTATTCGCGTTCTTCGTCCGGTGTGAGCTCGCGGTTCGGGACCCGGACGTCGATCAGTTCGGCGCCGCGGCCGAGGAGCTGCATGATCTTCAGACGCTGGTGCCCGGCGAGGATCTTGTTCGTGGTGTTGATGGCGGGGATCTCGACGAGATTGAATTTCTCGAGAGAGCGCTTCAGGTCCGCGACTTGCTTTTCGTTCAGTTGCCTGGGGTTCCCGTCAAACGGGATAAGGTCCGAGACCTTGCGCTGTTCTGTGTGCCATGTGAGAGGTGTGCTGTCCATGCCCCAATTGTCAGGAGCATGGACGTTCCGCTCAATTTATTTTTCGCAGGATCTTACGCGTGAACGACTTTCGTCACGCGCCGGAACTCGCGCTCGCCTGGCAGCGCCCGGTACGCGGCCATGTAAACGCGCATGTAGTCCGGATGGCGATCGCGCCAGTCCTTCCCGTTCTCGAGTTTCTTCCGTCTCAAGCATTCCCGGTCCCCGCACAGCACCTGCCGTTTGTGTACCTTCTCGAATCGTTCTCCACAGATTTCGCATCGCTCCATGATCCAGTTCCCCCACCCGTCCCTGGTTGTTGCTGCCCCGTTCATTGTCACCACTTTAGTCTTGCCGGCTCCGTCATGCGCTGGTGCAGTTCCGTGAGGAACTTCCCGTCCTGGTCGTTTAGTCCCACGCAGAGCTGGATCCGGTGCCGGACCCGTCTGAGCATGATCACTTTCGCGTATTCGAGCGGCTTCCTCCGTTTCGCCAGACTCTCGTCTATTTCTTTCAGCATAAATTTCGCGGCTTCGTTTTTCATCGTCATAACCCCACGTTGATAACGTCTTGAACCGATCGGACGAGGTGATACTCCCCGCCGTTTCGCTTGATGTTGTCCTCAAATTCTTTTTGCTCCGGTCGTTGTTTTCCGGTCGGGCTCTTGACCTCAAGCGCGACCAGTTTCCCAGCCTTCAGGCACACGAGGTCCGCGACCCCAGGCGTGGTATTCGGTGACTTCAGGAATATCCGACGCCTGGGATCAAAGATCCCGGTCGTGTTGATCCGCCAAAAGAAAACCTTACGCCACTTGAGATAAAGCGAGATCTCGCGCAGGATGTCCGTTTCTTTCCGCGGGGCAAACGACGCGCTCATGGTTTACGCCGGCTTTCTGACTTTGATGACGTCTTTGGCGGCCTGGTGCGTGAGCTCGAGCGTGCAGCCTTCCACGGTCAAAACGAACCGCTTCGCGCGGCGCATCTCCATCATCAG